TCAGTGTTCGTTTTGGCGGTCTGGCGCGGCTACGGCTCCCTCTCCCAGGCGGCGTGTACTTGGGAGGCGGGAAGCTCATCGTCGGGTCTCTGGCAACCGTCGCCCTTGGGTTCATTGCCTCGATGTTTGTTTTAATTTCCAGTGGAGACCAGGAAATCACATGGCCTATGTTAGGCGCCTCGTATGATGCTCCTAGTATGATTGGCAGTCCTGTGGTGGATAGAGAGTTTCCCTCCGCTAGGTCACAAACTTTGAAGATTAACCTTCCAGCGGGTATCCGCTTGGACAAAGTTACCTTCAAAAATATATCACTGGGGAAAATTGGACTTACTGATTCTTTCCAAATTGCAGGAACAAGCACAACAGATGTGATTACAATTGATACGTTGACTATCAAAAATAGCGAGTTTCCGACGATGGATTGGGCGGCGGGGGATATTTATACACTAACTGCCACATCTTCAGTAGTTGCCGCTGGTCACACGTTTTCCATGACTATGGCAAGCACCACGAATGACGTGGTAATCGGGTCCGGCAGAGGGGCGACTTCATATATAGCGGAAGACATGACAGTTGACAGGATTCTTATCATACAGTCCACATCTGGCGGAGATGTGCTGATTGATGAGATGACTTTAGATGGCGTTCGTGCTTTTGCAGGCGCGTTTAATGCAGACAACTTTGAAATCGGTCGTCTCATCCTTGAAAATGTAAGAATCGGTGATGACGGGGACATTGATTCAGCAGATTTTGTGATAAATTCGTCAGTTTCCGTCGGAACGGTTAACGACGGCGTGCTTGAGGAGCCAGTATTCATTCGGTAGGAGCGTGAGATGTGGAAGATATTTGTAATGGCGTTAACACACAAGGACCTGATGGCGCTGGCTCTGGAGTTCGCTGTGTACGCCAAGGATTCCACGAAGGACGGCAAGTTTAACGGTCGTGAGCGTGGCCGCGTGCTGAGCTACATGTGGCGCATGGTGAAGACGATTGAAGGTATGGATAGACCTGCCCCAGGACGCCCTAGAAGCCTCGGAGAGCCACGCAAGCAGGAAGAGTAGGTTCTTCTCCGTCTCTACTTGACCTGCTTGCGTTGCGCTCTCAATCTTTGATTTGACGAATCACTATTTCGGTGTAGCTTGTGTCGTCCAGAACGTACTGTCCCGAGAGTTTTGAGACGTGCTTGCCTGAGTCGTCGTGGATGACCTCTCCCACCAGCCCATCTATCCAAGCCTTCGATGCGGCCAGAAGATTGTCCACGTCCCTGCTCCGTCGGTCTCCCGCGTGATAGACAAACTCTAAGGCAACGTGCCCCCATAGGGGGTCCTGTCTGAGGTCCCTGCTTCGCACCTCTGCCACCATCTCGTCCTTCGCAGCCTGGAAGTGCCGGTTCTTTTGCATGTGGTAGTTGCGGGAGTTGGGGTTAAGCTCTCTTGCGGGTAGGTGGGGTATGACCATGCGCATTGCCATGTGCCTTAGCTCCTCTCCAGGTAGACGTACTTGCCCTTCTCGGCATGCTGCCACAGGCGGTTATTCCACCTCTTGTCCGAGAGGCTCGTTTTCACAGTGGCGTAGTTGTCCCAGCCAATGCCTTCCCTGACTTCCTCTATGGTCATGGGGACGTACTCAAAGGAGCCGTTATTCCCGACCTCGATGCTCTCACGCAGGAACACCTCAATCTGTTGCCATAAGTCCATGCCCGAACGGGTGTCTTCTTCCTCTGACGGGTCTCTCTCCGACACCCACACCGCGTCGATGTTGGACTTCTCATCGTCTTTGAACACAAACTCCAGGCCGAAGGAATCGTGCCTGCGTCCCACGTTGGTCTTACGATGGTACAGGCCCATGAGGGAACGGTCCGACCCTACCGCTTGGGACGCGCGCATCTCCCACACGTTCCTGGCCTCGTTGAGGTTATAGACCGAGCCTATCGGCCCTCCGGCGCTCTCCTTGGAGACATGGTCTATGATTACCGATGTCACGTGCAGGGAGCGCAGGGCGTTGAACATATCAATTGTTTCCTTCGCTTCGTTTATCAGTCCGCCTATCGCTGCGCCTTTAGCGTCCACGATAACGAGGTCGATATCCTCGGCCGCAATCATAGAGGCGATGGTGTCTATATCGTCCACGAGGGACTGATGGCAGTAGCGGTAGTTTATCTCCGCCTCGATGCCGAGGCCCTTGCTGAGCGCTGCCAACCTGTCGTTGAGGTCGTCCTCGCCGGACTCCCAATCGAGGTACAGCACGTTGGCCGGTTGCGGGGCCAGACGCCCGACGCTCAGGTTGTACTGGACGAGCAGCGCAAAGTAGAGGCTCACGTAGCTCTTGCCGATACCTCCTGCGCCGTAGATGATGCAGGGCGCGTCCTTTCGAATCACTGGGTACAGCAGGTACGGGACCTCTTTGCGCTTGGGGTTCTTCCCGATTTTCACCATCGCCGCGCCCTGTCGGTACGTCCGTATCGAGCGGGTGCAGAACAGTTCCACTATGCCGTCCCACTCCCCGATGGCAACGCGTTCTTCCAGGGTCTTGGCAAGCGTCTGCTTCGCCCTGCCGCCCGATAGGTTCTGTCGTTGCAGCAGAACGTGGGGGTGAACGAGGTTGGGGTGCTTGCCAAGGTCGGCCTCGATGGTGACATCAGCCGACAACTCGTGCCTCGACTCGTGGAACCTATCGACCTTAATCGTCATGCCAAACTCGGGAAAGTTGTACTGGTGGTAGCCGAATTTTGTTATCTCTTCCATTAAACATTAAACCCCTTAAACGGTTTATCTTCTGGCTTGGGCCGGTTTTGGAACGGGCGTTTCTTGAGACGGGAGACCCGTAGGTCATCACGCAGTTCGTCGTGGACCTCGTCAATCGCCTGCCAAATCTCTCTTCGCACGGTCTCTATGGTGACGCTCTGTTCGGCCTCACGCGCTAGCGCCCACTTATAACGGCACCAGGGCGCGGCCACCTGAAAATCGTGGTCATCGCAGTAGCTAGGGGTGCAAGGCATATCGCAAAACCTCCTCATCTTTGCGTTCGGGCATTGGCACTGTTATAGACAGTGCGTTGTGGCTATGTTATGGGGGTTAGTGTTGGGCGCGGCTTACCACACCGTCGGGAGCTCGTCAGGCAGGTCGAAGTAGTCTTCTAGTTCTGCCTTGGCGTTGTCGGTCAGCCCGGGCATGTTGAGCGAGTACCACAGCTGCATCGCATTGAGGAACCCGTCGAGGGCCAGCTGGGGATTGCTCACACGGCGCGCCTCGAACTCCGCTGTTTCCTTGCCGAGGCGTATTACCCACGGCTCGATACGCTCCCAGGTGTTCCAAGGGAAGTCGAGGTTGCCGTTGACCTTCACCCGCAGGGGGTACGAGAGGGCGTTGGCGTACGCGGCCACCTGTAGGGCCATCTCTGAATAGATGCCCTTGCCGGTCTTCCAATCCAGAACCATGAACTTGCCGTCAGAGTTATAGGCCAGCGCGTCCACGCTTCCGGCGTACCGGAATCCCTCGGAGTACACGGCGAACTCGGTCTTGAGCCACCGCTCTATCCCGGCTTCTTCCTCCCATTCGCGGAACGAATCGAACACGGTCATCAGGTCTTGCGGCGCCGTCGAGATGGGGCGGTCCTCCATGCGCGATGTGATGTACTCGGAGAGCCAATCGTGCGCGCGGGAGCCGAGGTCTGCGGCCTTTTCCTTGGTCTTTTTGGGCCTCTGCCCTGCCTCACGGAGCGCCTCCTCAAGCGTCTCCTCGGAGAGCATCTTGCCCACGTGGGGTTCGAGCTTCTCCGCAACGGCTTCGCGCCCCTGCTGATTATACCATCGCATCAGCGCAGGCTTTGCCACGGTGTTCGATAGTATGGTGGTCACAGACCATAGGGGCAGCGGGTCTCCTGGCTTCTGGTAGGCCCTCATGCCCCCTCGTGGCCCTGTAACCTGGTTCAGGTGCAGCAAGTCTTCGTCTATGATGGGGTACAGATGCACCTCTGTTGTCTTTACTTTGCTCTTAGCCATTGCTCCTCCTTAAATTAGCCGTAGCTGTTGCGCTTCGGACGTGGTCCAGTGCTTCAGGGTCAGGAACCATTGGGTGTTATGCCCTCGGTTTAACTCCCCCTTGTGGTCTAGGAACACGTCCATGCTTGTGACGTATCGCTTGTGTGTGTCTCGGGTCTCTACGATGAGGCCCGACGCGCCCATATTAAGGCCGTTCTCTATCACGGAAATATCCCAAGCCCATGCAGGCGGCTTCCGCAGCATGTGCTGGCCCTCCTCTGCGCTCTTGACTAGGTCTCGGCCGTCGAAGTAGCAGGCGAACCTACCGTCCTCGGTGTAGATGGGCGTGCGTCGGGAACTCACTGCGTCCTCCTCGTTTACTCAGTTTGTGTTCGGAAATCTTCGGGCGGGACGAGCCCTGCTTCGACCGCTGCGTCCTGACAGGCGCTGAGCGCAAGGCGCATACTGCGTCCCTTCTCCTGCTTCACCCAGTCCACGGGGTCCAGGCCGTCAAGCCACTGTTCTATGTCGCTCCAGGCCCAGCCTGCTCTGTCCATGTACGTGTTGAACGCTTCCTCGGTAATCCGTTTGGGCGGCGCGGGGTAGACGTACGTGGGTTCCGGCTCCTCTTCCACCACCTCAACGATGTGCGCCCCGCTCTGTATTAACGCATCTACGAGGCCGTCAGCCTTGCCTGTGGAGATATAACCCACGAATCTCTCGGCCATAGCCACCACTCTCTGGAACTTGTCATCGTCATCGTCCAGCGCAAGGGGGGCAATCAGGGAAGAGGCGCAGTTAAGGCCGGTCTGTCTCCTGTATACCATCTCCTTGTTGTCAGTCTCAGATGACGGCGCCGTGCCGTATACTGTGGGCACGGACTGAGAGGGCGGAGCCGTCGCGCCGTTCTGTTCGGCCTGGGACTGCGCTGTGGTCATGGTTCGCTCGTCCACGATGCCCTCGAACATTGCCACGTTCCACCAGAAGTGGTCGGGGAAGTCCCCGCTCTTGCCTTCCTTGAGTTCGCCCTTCACCAAGACGGCCTCGTAATCGTCCTTCCCGTCCCGCAGCTGTTCGCCTTGCTCCGGCGTTAGGTTCAGCGGGATGGGATACTTCCCGTACCCCGGTATACTGCACCGGATGAGCGGGTTTCCTTTCTGGTTGGTTGACCGTGATTCCACGGTCACCCTCACTGTTTCCATGTTACCCTCCGTGTGGTAGATTAGGGTTGCGATGGTGTCCACCTCGCAATTGGGACGGCTCCTATGGGGTCGTCCCTTTTCACGCGGCAGTTATTGCTCATAGGCTACTCCTCTCCATATAAGAATTTACGTAAGGGTATTCTGCGAAAGCGCCAGGAATGTCCTACGCGCACCGCGCCAGGGAGTTCTTCTTTTCGGGCCATTGCGTGACCGGTCACAGTGCTGATGTTCAGCAGGATACATCCCGTCCTGAAATCCAACAGCATCTTGGTGTCATCGTTCAAATCCGCAATCGCTTGTTTCTTTGAACTTACAGTGAAGTCCTTGGGTGAGCGCCGCCATGCTTCCGTTGTCATGCCATCTCCTTTCTACATGCAGCTATGTTATAACAGACAGTGATATGGGTCAATTGCTGCATACTGACAACATCTGACAATACCCCTGTTCTTCTATTTGGTTCGTATTTCATGCTTTATCTCGCCTAGCATGTCTTGAATGCCGCCTGTCTCCATGTACTGCATGCTGGACGCCAGCTGCATTCCTATGCCCACGAGGGCCTTGGCAATGACACGAAGATAGTAGACATCGCTCCCCCCGACGTTGTCGAGTCTATCGCGTAGGTCCTTCCATTCTTCTGCTGAAAATGGTTGCTGATTCATGCTTCGTCCTCCTTTTGTTTCGATTCGTTTCGTGAATGGACGGGGGGCCACATGAGTGGCTTAACTTCGGTGATGTCCAATCTTGATATGACGTACTGGTCGAAGAAAAGCTCGCAGGCTATATCATGGGCTTCGTCCTCATTCTCTGCCTCGAACTCCTTGACGACGGCCCATGCTTCCACCTCAGCTTTATACTTTGGCATCACTCCTCCCTTCGTATCGGGCCCTATCCCTGTAATATGTTTCGATGCCGTCTTGGATAGCATCGTCCCAGTTGTACATGCTATCACCGGCCCAACTCCCTATGAATTGTTTGACGGTACGGATGACTCCTTGCCTTTCCTCCAAGGGCAGGTCCTCAAATTTTCCTTCCGTCCGTTCGTCCTCGTTGTAGCAACCTTCTAGGTCTTCCACCGTCAGGACGTACAGGATTTCCTTTTCGTGGGAGGAAGCATACAATAATTTCCTTGCTTGTATCTCACACATATCACACATTGTTCTCCTCCTTGTTTGTGTTACAGACCCCAACTGTGTGACGGTTGTGTCGATAGGTTCGTAGTCTTGATACGTTTGACGTTAGTGCCGCCTCTATTCTCGACCAAGACAGCTGGGGGATTTCCGTGCATTGGCGGGTAGGTCTTCAGCACTTTCGCATAGTGGTGAAAACAGTAAGGCAACAGGGGCAGGCCCTGACACTTACAACGCCCGACTTCGTACACTACTTCTCCTATCTGCATGTCATTCCTCTCCTTATTTCTCTGATGGTCTTGGGCTTAGTCATTTCGCACCCACCTTTCGATTGTGTGGCTGTATTTGTTTAGGAACTCCTCGACGGCCACCAGCTTGCAGCCGTCCCTATGCTCGTCGCCGTCCTCCACGCCGCACTCATTACAGTAAAGTTTGTACTCGGCCGGAGTGTACCGAGTCTCGGGATAGGTCTGCACCCGTCCGTACACGAGTTCGTTAATGATACGGTTTGTTATGTTCATGCCGTCGCCCTCGCTTTCTCCAGCGCTAGCCTCAGTTGTTTTAGCGCACCGTGTCCGTGCAGTCCGATGACATACCCCCGCTCCTTCAGGAGTTCGACATTGGCGCATAGCATGCACTTGTCGCAGGTCACCTCGGGATTGAAGTTGTTGGGACACGGCAGGACTGTGACGCCCTCACGCTCATGCACCTTGCGGGACAGGTGCTTCAAGTACGTCCACTCTGCCGACGGATACCCCATTTCTTCCCTCGCGATGTTGATGCCTTCGACCGTCTCGCACGATGCGAGGACTCTTGCGCCCATCCATGCGGAGTACGGGACCTTGGCCCATGAGTGGCAGTAGGTGTAAGCCTGCCGTCCGGTGCGTTCCTCGAACCGCACCATAGCGGAGCCTACGAGGTTTGCCGCCGGTATGGTCTGGCAGTCTCCGACGACGTGAATACGCGCGTCCCTGTCGCCCGAGAAATCGTCTATGATTTCAGCTTCCACCTCTGCGACCGCTAGCGCAAGGCGCATACGTTCGGCGCCGTACACATCGTCCTCCATCTCGCCGTAGAACGGGCAGTCCTGGGGGCATGTGACCTGGGAAGCGTGGGTCACGTGAAGGTCGCCCAGCTTGCTTGCGCCGGTCTTGTCCACGCCGATGGCGGTCATCTCTTCGTTCATGCGGTTGGTCGTGAATTGCTGTTTCCCCGTGTTTGTATAACAACCGTTTCCTTTGGTTATTCGCATGTGTCCACCTCCTTGATTGTACTTGTACAAGTACAGACTATGACGCTCTATTTTTAGAACTCTCGTATCATTTCGTCTAGCGCTTCGATGTCTAGCTCTTTGTCCCACAGGCTGACCCCGTCGCCGGTGTGGGTGCATTTGAACATTCCGTTCATGAAGTCCATCCGCAGGCTTAGGTATGGTTGTGGGTAGGTCGAGTACCCTTGTGAGGCACGATAGACTGTGTAGTCGTTCCCCAGCCACAACGCCACGTTCCAAGTGGCGCGGTTCTTCCAGCCGTTATACTCGTCGCTCATTGCGTCCTCCTTGCTTCTCGCTGTTTCCGGTGCCACTCGAATCTTCCAGGATTGCACCCGCAATCGCACTGGATATTAAGGTCCGGCTCCATCTTGGCCGTGCATTCGTGGTCGGGCAATTCCTCGCCCATCGTGACCATGAACGCAACCTGCTTCACCCATGCCTTACGATGGTCCCAGTCGTCATCGAGGAGTTCATTCCCCCCGATGCCGAGGTCATACGCTGGCAGTGAGCAGTCGTCGCATATGTTCATATCCCTAACCGTCATTGTTATCCTCCGTGTCCCATGATTAAGAGTTCCTCGGCGCCGAACACCTTGCGTTCGCCGCATGACTCGCACTCGTAGTTCCTGGCGTCCGGCTCACACCCGCCCTGCACGTAATGGCAGGCAAGGCATATACCGTCGTTGCCCATGCCGAACATCTGCTCCTCCGCGAGTTGCATCACCATGTTTTCAAACTCTTGTTTCGTGTGTTTCATCTGTCACCTTCCTTCTCGATTCTTCGCTCAGTCGGCATCAAAGGCCCCAGCGAACCTTTCACATCCCATTTCGTCCATGTCGCTTCGCCATGCTTGGGGCATGCCCACTCAGCCAGCTGGCAGTAACAGCAATGCACGCCTTCAACTATCACCCAACCCTGGGAATTGATTACCTTTCCATCTTCGCTAGCCATCGTTATCCTCCTTCTTCTTCATGGGTGTATTCCTCAATGATTGTGTGACAATCACCACAGGCTAGGTATTGGGTCGGGTTCTCAGCGAGGAAGCCCTCCTCAAATTCCTGCCACTCGTCAGTCGAGAACATCGGGTGTATCGGGTTGCCTTCGTTATCCAGTGTTGGGAATTGTGGGTCATCCCATACACCGTGCTCGTCAACGTAGCGCGTGAAATTCATCTTCTGTACTTCTGCAAGTACAAGACGCGCTACGTTCCGTTTGGAATTAGACTCGTCACTAAACCGCTTGATAGTGCAGGCAATACAGTGAATGTCTGCCTCGTACGTGTACGCTATGATGTTCATTCGTCCTCCTCGATGGTTTCACCCATCTCAATTAGTTGCTCTCGACCGTTTCCCTTGTCATTTGCCCATCCGCAGTAGCACCGCGCCAACCCTTCGTGGTCGTCGCAGCCATAGCACACCTTCGCGCCACAGTAGTCGCTGAAGATATACTCATGCTTACACGTCGCCATCTCAATCCTCCTTCCCGATGTCTAGGAGTATGGGCATCATGCGTTTGCACTCAAAACACGGCTCAGACTTGGGCACGTTGACCCCGTGCATCCGTCCGGCTCTCATTTCCTCTTGGCCTGTGTGGTTGGCCTGCACCATCGCTAGCGCATCGGGCAAGTCAATGCCCAACACGTGTTCGATAATGTGTTCCACATCCTCCAGAGTGAACAATTTCTCAGGCATCGTTATCCTCCTTCTCAGGCTTGTTAATGGATAGCTTCCCATCTTCGTTAGCGTACGCTTCCAAGGCAACCAACTTTTCTACCATCATGGGAATTACCCCAAGGGCATAAGCTGTATGTCCTTGTTTAAGCTCGTCTATCGCTAAGTCACCAAGGAGTTGCCAGCTAGGCGGTTCCCATTTAATTTCCAACGGCTTCCTCTCTTCCAGCCACGCTTCGGTTAAGCGTGCATTCAGGTCTTGGGCTTTGCATTTGAGCTTCATCAGTGCCTCCTTCCCTGTACTTCTACAAGTACAAGCTGTAATTCCCGTAGTTCAACGCAGTCTCATGCGCCCTCCTTTCTTTCCCACGGCCCTTGTATGACGTGCGAGAAATCGTAGAAGTAGTAAGACGGCCACGTGACGCCGTCGGTGGACTCGACGAGGTGTTTCTCGCACACATAGAGCAGGTTCACGCTCTTGTGACCGTCATGGAAGTCACGGGTGTACTGCCCTATGGTGCGAGACGCACGCTCAGGACACATGTAGTCAGGTATTTCACACAACATCGTCATCACTACTGCTGTTCTATTTCTGACAGCAGTTCGTAGTAGAACGAGCCGTCGGCGAAGTGGAACACGCTTCCATCCTCGGCGACGTTATCGTTCAACCAGTCTTCTGCCTCCGTTATTGCCTCATCGTAGAACTCGTTGTCCGCAGGCAGTTCCTCGCCGGTCCAACCGTAGGATGTTGCCAAGTCTTGGACGGCCTCGCCTGTGAATCGACCGCGCACGTCCCCGTCGAACACAAGGCCGTGCGGTGGCGGCGTCCCATGAATCTGCGAAGCACAACTGACATGGCTAATCAATTTCGAGACACACACTCGGTGTATATGGGTGGGAACGCGAACGTACTGTCGCGCACATTGGGCACGTTGCCCTGTTTCAATTTTCGCCTCACATAGGCAGCAATCCGTCGCGCCTGACCTCACGGTCTCGCGTTTGAAAACCCAGTGCATTGTTTCCTCCTAGCTCGTTTCCTGATGGTATTCACATTTGCCATTGGCTACGGCAGACTGGTCACAGAACCACATAATCCCAGTTGACCGTAGACGGCCTAACCGTAGAAGCCGGATTCCCTCATCCGTTAAGGGTCGCTTTACAATGACATCACACATTCTGGGCATAACATCCCCCTTCGCAATAGCTGAGCCTGTACTTCTACAAGTACAACGTCAGCGTAAGGTGTTATCTGAAACTTTCAGAAGGTTAGCTCGTTTCCTGTAATTATCGACCATCGTTTTCCTTCTTTGCGATTCTTGCTCAGTATGTTCCCAATGACATCCGGTATTAAGATTCCGTTTGTCACAAGTCTCACGCACGTTCTTGCCACCACGATACGCGAAGAACGTCTTACCGCAACCGTGACATCTGACTTTAACCCGTTGTTCCATTGTTTCCTCTCGCAATAACTAACTTGTACTTCTACAAGTACAAGGCGGTAACAATAAATTCACATAGGCGCTCACTTTCTGGAATGCAACAATGCAAACCATACGCAATTGAAAACACCCGATACGTTATGCATCGGGTGTTGGGAGTAGTTGGCGCGTTGTTGTGACACACACAGATTGATTGATTGCTGATAACGTCGATATTAGGTATTTATTCTTCGTCTTTGATACTCAGGAAGCGGTCATGAAAGTCACATCGTAGCAATCGAATATAATCATTCACGCTCTCATGCTTGACGCGTATCCCATAGGGCGCCGCGTCGGTCAGTGGGCAGTCAGGCTCGCATACCAGAATGACCGTCGACTTCTTTGTGTCCACTTCCGATTTGGGAGTGTAGGCGGGAACATACATTCCCGCTAGCGTCTTTAGGTGTTCCTGAATCGCTTCGCCCTTTGCCCATTTCTCAAGACCTTTTGTGCCCCGATAATGACCTATGCGACTTTCAGGTTCCACGCCTATTGCCTGTAGGTCACGCTTGAAGTCGGGAGTTAGTTTCCCGCCTGTATCAGCGCTTGAGCGAGCCTTTAAGGTGTTACCCCTGTAAACCAACTCTAACCCAGTCGCGACAATGTGAGCGCAAACGGTTGTCCAGTTTTCACCTTTGACCGCTTTTGCGTAATCCTCATGCCCTACCCAAAGATAAAGCACATGTGCGTGTTCAATGTCAGGTTTGCCTATACTGACAATGTTCGCTTGACGCCTGTTAGGCTGACTATTCACTACCAGTCGCACGCTGATTGGTGACTTGAAGTCTTTTGCGCGCAATTCAGGCATCCGGTCGATTCCGGCTTTCATGATGCTGACAAAAGCCTCATGATACTTCGACTCCACGCCGTTAGCGCTCAAGTCGATTAAGTCGGAAAGTTTACCTTGCTTGATTACAGGCGCCGGTACAGGCGCCGGTGCTCCGTCGACGTCTTTGTTAACGTCGATTGCCTTGGTAGACTGACCGGTTTTCTTTGTCTTGTCAGGTGTCTTCGTTGTCATGGTGTCCACTCTCCATAGTTGTACTTCTACAAGTACAGCGTGTGTGCCACAACAACGCGTCGACTCAATATTCAGTTGGTAAAGTGCGTGACCGGAGTATCGCACGACTGATATAGATGTGTCAAGCGTAACAATCAATACGCCAAACGGGATAAATGTGGGTAAGTCTGACAGTGGGATTGTATCTGGAAAGATACCAGATACCAACCACAGTAAATTTCCAAATTGTGACGCCTGACATTCTATACTTCTATACTTACAATTCCCGACTGTCCAGCAGCGTCACGGCTTGAGAGCCTCATGACTTGAGAGCCTCATGACTTGAGAGCCTGACATCTTGAGAGCCTGACATCTTGAGAGCCTCACGACTTGAGGCGTCACGACTTGAGGCGTCACGGCTTGAGAGCCTGGCGGCTTGAGAGCGTCACGAGTGGGGCATTACGCTATGAGGATGAAGTTTGAAAGACAAGGAATCAAGCTAAAAGGAGAGAGCATTACGCGACGGGTGGGGGGTGGGGGGTGAAGGATAGATGACGATGAGAGCTAGGAGGTGATGGGTGGTGGTAGATGGTGATGGGAGATAGCAGTGGCGTCAAGGGGTTGGGGTGTATGTGATGGGTGGAGTGGTGATGGGTGGTCAGGGGTTAGAGGGTGATAGCTGTAAGGGTTAGTAGATGGTAGGGGCTCAGGGATGTTGGGTGTTGTCGGTGGGTGTGGGTGTTAGGGTATGAAGATGGGGGTGTATGTATGGATGTGATAGGGTCTGAGGCGTATGAGGTTGGCTGTAGAGGGGCGTTAGGGTGTAGTAAGGTGTTAGGGGTCAGGAGGGGGGTATGTCTTAGGTCTTGTGGTTGTTTGGTGAGGATACCCCTCTACGTTTTATTTTATTAAAAGGCTTGTCTGTATGACGTTTAGGCTCACTGTCTCTAGCGGGAAAAAATTGCGGGTTCTGGGCAGAGAACCCAGGGCAAGTAATTTTTTTCCCTGGTGGAGTTAAAAATAATCCTTCGATTTATAAATAAATTGGCAGATTATTTTTAGTTTCTGGGTCACCGTTATAACGTATTATGTAATGTTGGTAAGTGTAAAAGATAATAGTTCTCCGGCTATTAGAGCCTGCGCCTATTATTTTTACATTAGTATGTACTGTCGTTATAACGTATAAGACTTATAGACTTATAAGTTCCTTATAACGCGCGCCCGCGCGGGGGTTATTGCAATTTAGGTATTTGGGGTTAGGGGGGACGGGTTGAAGCATGCCCATCCCCCCTGAAGGAGGAGGTGAGGGTCCCGAGATTTAATTATGGGAGGAGGACTCTCGGGCCCAGCACTATCTTGATTATACAACTGTCTTGGTGTATTGTCGTGGGGTAGGAGAGGATTATGAACGCTTGGGAGGGTCTAAGTCAGTTTTTCGGGCGAATCCGCCCCCAGATATTCCTTTCGTTGTTAATCCTTGGATTAGTTGCCTACGTCAGTATTATGGAGAACTTGAACGAAGTGGCTGTTGGGTGTATCGCGGGAATAATAGCGTTATCGAAAGACGTGTTGAATCAGGGGGATGACTGATGTGCGCGGAGCTACGGGTAGGGGTTGGGAATCCGTCCAAGGAAACTGAGCGCAAGCAGGAGCTATTCCTCAAAGCGTATCGAAAGTTCGGCACGAAGACCAAGTCTGCGAGGGCGGCGAAGATTGAGCCTTCGAGGGTTAGCTCTTGGCGCCGGACGGACATGTTGTTTCTGGAGAGGATGAAAGAGGCGGAAGAGGCGTACAACGACGGTCTTGAGGAGATACTTAACGACCTGATTGCCGAGCAGCATAAGAACCTCGATTACAAGTCCAACCCGACGTTATTGATATTCAAGATGAACGGGGCGATGCCGTGGAAGTACAAGGGCGTCACTCCAGCGTCTACCGAGGCGAAGGACGTTCTCTCGGAGTTCCGAAAGGCGATGCGAGAGTTTCGCGGCCATCCTTCGGCCCCTCCGCCTATGGTGGACGAAGAAGAAAAGAGCGCGTTGGAACAGGCCCGACTTATTGTCCAGGGCAGGTTTGGTGCCTTGAATGACTCAGAAGACAGCGCATGACGTTCTAGAGTATCTCTACGACCGTGTGGGCTTTGTGCCCACGGCGGCGCAGACGCCCATAATGGCTTCTCGCAAGCGGTTCGTTCTCGTTGCCGGGGGCGAGCAGGCAGGGAAGAGTCTCATGGCGTCGAAGTTCCTTCTCGGCCGCATGTTCGAGGTGGCGGACGCGGGTCTTTACTGGCTCGTCGCGGCGGACTACGAGCGCACCAGGGCCGAGTTCGAGTACCTCGTCGAGGACTTCGCCAATCTCGGGGTTCTCAGAGAGGCGTCCAAGCGCGTCGACCCCGGCAGGATAATCCTGGCGGACGGAACGCGCATCGAGACCAAGAGCGCGAAAGACCCGAGAACGCTGGCCATGAGGGCGCCCGACGGGATAGTGGGATGCGAAGCGTCTCAGCTGGACCTCGACACCTTCTACCGCCTGCGGGGCAGATGCGCCCCGAAGCGCGGGTGGATGTTTCTCTCGGGAACGTTCGAGGGGTCTCTTGGCTGGTATCCGCAGATGCACATGTCCTGGTCAATGGCAACGGACGAGGAGGAGAGCTTCTCCCTTCCGAGCTATTCCAACACCCACCTCTATCCCGAGGGGGTTAACGACCCCGAAATCCAGCGCCTCAAGCGCGGCTCCTCAGACGACTTCTTCCTCGAACGAATAGAGGGCATTCCCTCTCCCCCCGTGGGTCTGGTGTTTCCAGAGTTCAGGGCGGACCTTCACGTTGCCGACACCTCGTGGGAGGTGGGCAGTCCCGTTCACCTGTGGATGGACCCGGGATACGCCGGGGCTTACGCCGTTGCGGCGGTGCAGGTGCGCTCGGACACAATTCACGTGATAGACGAGGTCTACGAACAGGGAATGGTCACCGAGGAGATTATCGACGTTTGCAGGGGCCGTCCCTGGTGGAAGGACGTGGCGCACGGAGTGATAGATGTAGCGGGGTATCAGCATCAGGCAATGGCCGCTCCTGCGGAGATTTGGCTCAAGGAAACGGGGCTTTACCTCTCGTCCCAAAGAGTCCTCATTAACGACGGGACCGAACGCCTAAAGAGCTTCCTCAAGCCCGACCCCATTACCCACGAATCAAGGGTCAAGGTCAGCCCCAAGTGCGCGGGGCTTCTCTCGGAGTTCGGCGCTGTCCCCAGCCCCTTCGACGGACAGACCCGTGCGTACCGCTGGAAGATGGACCGTGACGGCAACATTGTGGGCACAACGCCGGACGACAAGAATAATCATGGCATTAAGGCGCTCATTTACGGTATAGTCGACAAGTACGGTTACGGTTACGTGCGCGGACAGGACAGAATCGCCGTAAAGAGGTGGTAGTTTGGCGCGTCGAAAAGCCTCTGACATTATAGAGCTCGTAGAGGGACATTACTCTGCGACGTATCCGCTTCGAGACCGCATGGAGTCTGACCACAGGCTCTACCGATTGGAGCCGTACGACGCCGGAGACGGTTACCGTTCGTACACCTCCAACGAGCCGCAGGTCATGGCGGACAAGATAATCTCCTGGCTCACGAGCGCGGAGATGGTTGTGCGCATTCCCTTCAGTGGACACGAGAGAGACCAGCGCGATGCGGACAACCAGAAGGAGCGATTCCTGACGGGCGTCATTCGCGCTGCGGACGATAACTGCGCCATGCGTTTGCTGCCGCCGGTTCGTGACCAGCTGTGTTGGTACATCGCTCTTCGCGGCTGGTACGCAGGCCGCGCGCTGCTCGTCAAGAACAAGGACGACGAAACCCGTGTGGACATCACGCCGTGGGACCCGCTGAACACGTTTTGGTCCGAGGGCCAGGACGGGCTTGATTGGGCGTGCTACCGGTTGAGGAAAACCCCCTCGGAGGTGCGCAGCCAGTACGGCGTGCGCAACCTCGGGGACGACCACGACCGTGACGAAAGCGTTCTGGTCTACGACTTCTACGACCGTGAGGACAACTACGTCGTCATGGAGGACCGCATTCTCAAACGCAGGACCCGGCATGGACACGACGGCGTGCCGGTCTTTCTCGGGATGGTCGGCTCGGCGCCCCTGGTGCAATCGGACGAGGTAGGCGCCGATGCGATTGCCGACTTCGGGGAGTCCGTCTTCAAGCACAACCGCGACAACTTCGATAACAACAACTTCATGATGTCCACGATGCTGGAGCTAACGGCGCGCTCTCGGCGCCAGGGACTCAAGGTCACATCGAGGGACGGACAGAAAACCCTTGACGAAGACCCGTACCAGGAAGGCTCGGAAATCTCCCTCGCTCAGGGAGAGGAAGTTGAGCCTTTAGGCATGTTGGAGATGGCCAAGGAGTCCGGCGCGTTCATGGGCCTAGTGTCCAGCGAGATTCAGCGCGGGGGCCTGCCATACTCAATCTACGGGGAGCTTCAGTTCCAACTCTCTGGCTATGCCATCAACACGCTCAGGCACGGCGTCGAGACGGTGCTTGCGCCGAGAATACAGGCGCTGGAGCGAGCGTACCGTGCCGCGTTCATTATCATTAGCGAACAGTACGCCAGCGGCCGTTTCAAGGCAATGGAGGTCTCCGGCCGGGACCGTGACAGGATGTACTTCTCCGACGAGATAGGCCCCGACATCGTTAAGAAGGGCGGCGAGCCGGAGGTGTCAATCATCAGCCAGCTGCCGCAGGACGATATGTCCAAGATGACGATGGCGCAGATAGCCCGGGAGGGCCCGACTCCGCTTCTGCCGGACATCTTCATAAGAGATATTATCCTCGGCCTTCAGGACGCAGACCAGCTGGACGATGTCATCAAAGAGCAGGTCGCAGAGAAGGCGCTGCCCGAGGCAGGCTTATGGAGCCTGCTGTCGTCCCTGGAGAACAGGGGCCGTGGCGACCTAGCGCAGTTCTACTATGGGGAGCTTATGAGGCTGCTCATGGAGAAGACTTCAGCGACCAAGATGGCGATGGCCACGGGATTCCAGGGACCGCCGGGGGGAGGCCCCCCAGGCGCAGGACCCCCAGGAGGACCCCCGGGAGGACCGCCTCCCCCGGGAGGACCGCCGGGTCTGCCGCCCGAGGTTATGCCGTCAGCGGCGATGGGCGTTCCGCCCACACCGCCGACCGGTCCGCCGACGCAGATGCCCCCAGGCGCTCCCAGGCCCGGGGCGGTTCAGAACGATGAAGAGCGGCTAAGGCGCGTGGGCCTAGTGCCGCCGAGAGCAGGCTAGTAGCATGCCGTACTTTGGCAAGACCCCTCTAACCAAGAACGTCAGTCAGTTCGTTCAGAACTTCAACACTAATCTCCAGCAGGAGATGGGGCTGATGTACGCGCCTCAGAACACGCAGGTCAACGCGGTGGTTGCCAAGATGCAAGAGGATGCCGCGTACCAACAGCAAAAGCAACAGAGCATACAAAAGGCGATGGGTTCCATGATAGCGGCCGATAAAGGGCTGAACCCTGCGGACGCAGCGGCGCTGGCGCAGATGATGGCGCCGAAACCAACCCCGCAACCAACCCCGCAGCCAGCCCCGTCGATGATGGCTCCGCCAACGCCGATGCCAATGCCGATGACTGGGACAGGCCAAACGGGCGGTGAGGTAGACCCAACGACGGGCCAGCCCTTTACATTCATGCCTACGCCAATGGGCGTGGAGATTGACCCGTCAACGGGCCAACCCTTCATGCCACCCCCGCCGCCTCCGATGCCGCCTCCGATGCCGCCTCCGATGCCGCCTCCGCCGATGCTGCCTTCGACAGGCCCGATGGGCGGAGAGTTAGACCCAACGACGGGTTTGCAATTCATGCCACCTCCGCCACTGCCGCCCGGGGGAGGCCCAATGGGCGGGGAGTTAGACCCAGCAACCGGCCAACCTTTTCTGATGCGAGGAGACCCGGGAACGCTTCCGATAAGACCGATGGGCGGTCCTAATATCCAATTTCCAGATGTGACCTCATGGCCTGGAAAGATTTGGGGAGCCGCACAGGATGCCCTTTCGGCATACGTCGATAAATCTGGAGCGCCTGCAACTGAGGCAGGGCCTATCTTTGTGCCGCCATCGGAGGCTGAGACTGGAATAACGGAGGGGGGCGGACTCTACCAAGAGGAAATGGACGCATTCCAGGAGGAGTTCCGAAACCCCAACCTAAACAGTGTCGACAGGATGAACCTGATTTCACGCATGCTGAAGAAAGAATATGATAAGAACCCTTCGAACCCCGAGGGGCTAAACATGCTTTCGAGCATTCTCTACAGTTGGCTACGCGACCCCACAGCCGCAGGCGGTCAGCCTGTGCCTTTCGACACAAACATAATCACAGACATCCAGCCGTTCCTAACCCGAATTAAGGACTACACCGCTGAGTTGATAGAAATAGGAGCCGAGGTTCCCCCAGCTGAGACTGACTTCATCCCAAGCGATGAACTTGAGAGCGTTATTGCGAAGGACGAGGCGCAGCAACCTGCCGTCGACGGGCAGAGCTATCTCGATTGGCTCTCGGCAGTCGACTCCGGCAAGAACCAGATTTACGAATATTTCACGGACACTGACCCCCGGTTCCGGCTCATGTCTCCCTACGCCGAATCGGTCTATGGCAAGGCCGAGGAGCAGATGAGACACCAGTATAATCTGGAGTCTCTCGACGAGGCCAGCCAATGGTTCGGAAGGTCGGTGGAGACGCCCGAAGCGGCGAACCAGAACTACCTCGACTACCTAAAGGCCGCGTTCAGCCCCAGTGACAGGACCGCGAATCTCTGGAGTCGAGAGCAGTGGTATGACAAGCTTAATTCGATATACCAAAGAGCGTTCACAGACAAGGGCCAAACCATTGTAGGCAACGTATTCGGAGGCGGAGGAGGGAGCGGCTATGGAACGGGCGCGAAGCTCGGTGAGCCACTAGCGCCGGTCACGACGGCCGGAATCAGCGGCAGTGCGTTCAGGGAGTACGCGAGAGACCCTGCCACGGTGATGGCGTGGATTAAGGCAAAGTCCCTCAAGGGAGCGAACCCTATCGTCTCCTTCTACGGACCCGCAGCGGTCGAACGCAGCATCAACAAATGGCTTATTGAGAACACCCCGAGCATGGATATCGGCGACCCTACGGACGACCCCGGGGGGTTGGGAGCGGATTTGGCCGCAGGAAAGGCGGCAATGTCGCTCTTTGATGAGTGGGCCTCAAGAGATTTTCAGTGGTTTAAGAAAAAGGGCCAAACAGGCCAGGGATACGCAGCCCCATAAGGAGATGACATGACAACTTGGGCAGATTATATACGAGGCTTAGAGAGCCAGACTATGGGGGGGCGCCTTGGGTCGTACCTCCAGCAGCTTGACGTAGGCCCTCTTGGATACATGAACCCGGCAGTTCGGGCCACGGCTCGGAACTGGTTCGACCCAATGTCCTCACGATACCTCCTGGCGGCAGCGCCCGGGACTATGGGGGGTTATGGGGGATGGCAAACTGGGGCGGAAACTGCGGGGCAACCCACGGGGTCAACCTTTGCAGAATACCTCGGAGCGCCGTTAAGGTACGGTCAGCAAGATGGTGGAGAGTTCGGGTACGCGGCAGCGCCCACGGATAGAGATGTGGGAACGGGCGCAGGGTATCTCCAAGCCTTCCGGCCGTGGACCCGAGAGCAGTGGGGAGAACGCTTGGGCCAGCTGGGCTTATGGGACAAACCGACAGTTGCACAGGAAGCAGCTGGAGGTCGTGGGACGGCAATAACGGCAGCTGACCTAACCGATGTGCAGAGAGACTACCTTGGCATGCTCACCATGCCCGAGACGCAGTCGATGATAGGCGCCGCAACTATGACGGGAATGAATCCCATAGCGCAGCGCGCTTATCGGCCCGGGCTGAGTCGCGCGATGTCCGCTTGGCAGATGGCAAACCCCGAGTTGGGCGCTGGCGAACTGCTCAGGCAGTTTGCGACAGGCACTTTCACGGACCCGTTAAGGACAACTCCGTACATGCCCGGTGTGAATGTGCCTGCTACTACTGGCCCAACGACGTTCCTCTAGGAGTTCTTCATGGGCACACAGAACAGCTACTACGGGACCGATAATCCGTTCATGGATTACCTAGAACAGCTGCCTGCGCAGGCCGCGTACTATTCCGGCCCCACCGCGACCTCGTTCATGGAGGGGCCTCTCGGCGCTCAAAGGTACTACCAGAACCAGTTCCAGAACGTCTACAACGAGTACCTCGGCGCTCTCGGCACGCAGGCAAGAACGGGACAAGGCCCCGTGCGCTGGACGGACTGGCTAGAGCAGCAGCCGTTCACCGAGCGGTACGCGGCGCTCACGCCCGAGATGGCGGGACGCACCACTCGTAGGTTCAGCCCCGGCACAAGGCAGATTTACTTCTAATGGGAACGGAAGCAGGTCGCCTAGCGCTGGAACGTCTGGACAAGAGCCTTGACAGGGCGCATGCGCGTCGTGAGGAGTTTAAGACCTTCCGCAAAACGCCGACTTGGGGCGCGATAAAGTACGGCGTGCCGCGCGCTTTCTCTGCGACCGCTGAGAGCCTTCCTAGCTTTATGGGCGGCGTGATGAGCCGCACTCCAGGGCTGTTGCCCCGCAAGATAGACCTCCCTGGTTGGGTGGCGGGGACGCCTGTGGGCGTTGGCCTTGGCCCGGGGTATGTGCCGGAGGTAACCATCGGCAAGGACCGCCATGTGCCGCTTATCCCAAAGGCTGGCGAGGCGATGGGATTGCTGTCGAGAGCGCCCGGGATGGGCGCCTTCGGGGAACCAAAGCCAGAAGCGATGGAAGCGTTCAAGACTTTCGTGACTCCCGGCAGGGAGGGCCTTGGCCTTGGGGAGACCCTTCGAGATGTTCAACGCGTTCAAGAGGCAAGGCCGATGCTAGAGCAGATTGGCCTTGGCCTGATTGACCCGGTAGGCACGCTCGCCACGGGCGGTCTCGGCGCGACCAAGGCTATCCCCGCAGCTATGCGTGGCGTCCCTAAACTCGCAGGCCGTATTCCTGGGCTATTTGGACGACTGCGTCCTCCAATTCCTCCAACGCCAATCCCTCTTGGAGCTATCCCTACAAGGACTAGCCGTCTCTGGGATGAGGCCACCGCAAGAGCCGCACCTACCCCCACAGAGGCAGTCACGCCGGTGACACGTCCGCCCACACCCGCAACCTACCAAGACCCTCAATTCCAGGAAATGGCTGACGCATTTCGACAAAGACAGGCTATGGAGGCCTTTGCACGTCCCACCGTCGCACCAGGGGCAGAGGTCGCAAGAGCCGCACCCACCCCCACTAGAACCACTCCCCTCTGGCGCGGAGAGGAGCTTCCTCCAATTCCTCCGGTAAGGACTCGTCTTGGGGGAACGCTTCCAAGGACTAGCCGTCTCTGGGACGAGGGAGCCGGTGTCCCAACGCCGGAGCCACTCGAAACAACTCCCCAGGCGATGGGTTCCATATGGCGTGCTGGTCCTTTCTGGCGAGGACAACAACCCCCGCGTTGGACTCAGGAAGTTCAGGACATACCATACGCGCAGCAAGCCGGACCTCTCTGGCGTGAGGGCGCTCGTGCTCCTACGATTCCCACTAGAACCACCCCTCTTTGGCGAGGAGAAGAGCTTCCCCCAATCCCTCCGATGATGGCTCGTCTTGGAGGAACACTTCCAAGGACTAGCCGTCTTTGGGACGAAGCCGCTCGTGGTCCGGCAATGGAGCCTCTCGGAACAACACCTACGCAGATTGGTCGTTTCTGGGAGGAGGGCGTTCCTCCGACTCCTACGATGGAGCCACTTGGAACCACCCCTAGTAGAACTACCCCTCTCTGGCGCGAAGGGGGAGCGACCCCGCGCATGACCCCAGAAGAGATGATGGCCGCTGGCTATGAGTACGATATATTTACCGGCGCCCCTCTAGACAGGGCCATTGGCAGGGAGGGCGGACGTTTGGCGACCAATCGTCTCTGGCGCGGCGAGGAGATTCCTGGAGGGCCGACTGGAGACGTTGAAGGTCTTCCTTATGCGCTAGGCGCCAACCGGCTATGGGCAGAGGGCTCTCGCAGGGCTAATCAGCTGGACGAGATGGACGCGGTCATTCGCACCCAACGTCAGGAGCCGGATGTTGCCGGTGCGCCTGAAGTCATCGAAGCGGGTCGTCGTGGGCCTGGAGCTCAGCCGGAGATGGTGCAGCCCATCAGGGAACAGGTTGCCGAGGCCGTCAGGGGATGGCCAGCTGGCATAAGCGGCGCTGCCGCGCGTCTGGCAGGGCGAGGCCCCGCCGTTGGGGTCGAAGCGTCGGAGCGCACCGCCGAGGTCACGGGTTCGTGGGTCGCGCGTTACGGTAATGAAGAGGACATAGACGTAGTCCATAAGCTAACTGACGTGCTCAAAACCGCGGGTAGGGTTCGAGAGGAAGAGATAAAGACGGCGGTGGCCTCGGAGCGCTCGGAAAGGTTAGCTGCCGGACTATCGGCTGCAAAGGGCCTACGCGGTTCCGAGGCTATGAAGGCTTTTGCCAGTGTGCAGGCTGGGGATGTAATTTCGGCGCGTAGGACGCTGAATGTGGACGATATATTGGAGGGCGTTGGCGGTCAGCGGGGCGTCAACCGGCTAATGGATATGATGGACGAAGTGGGCGCCATTGGGGGTGACACTCCCAAGGAACGCCTGCTCCCTTGGCAGCAGTTCAACGCACAAAATGCGCTAAACGACCTACTCAACCAGGGGGCGGTGCCCACGTCAAGCAACCTGAACCTGCTGGCTGATGTTTTCGGAGAGGGCGTGGGAGGGGCGCTGGTGCGTCGTAGGCCGGTGAGTTTATGGGAGGGCGGCCCTCTCGGGCGCATGCTGACCGAACGCACGGGATACAAGCCCAGCGAACTTCTCCTGGATATTTTGAATATGCCAAGGGCGAATGTATCCTCGGTTGACCTATCTTTTTTGCTAAGACAGGGTGGCATGCTCTTCCCTTCCCAGCTAAAAGAGGTTCGCGCTTCCACGGACCTTGCGTTGCGCGCTATGGCGCCAGGGGGCGAGCAGGTTGCGCTCGGTGTTATGACGGACATGCGCAACGTCGAGAACGGCCAACTTTGGATGAGGTACGTCGATGGTGGCGGACTGTTTATGCACGATGTGGCCGGTGGCGTGGGAGGAAGGGCAATTGGCAGCAGGGAGGAAGCGTTCATATCGACCCTCGCCGGGAAGGTCTTCCCGTGGGTGAGGCCCTCTGAGCGCGCGTACGGCACGTTCCTGAACAAGATGCGCTGGGACGTGATGGACGAGATGATTAAGAAGTATGAGACCGCCCGTGGTGGACGCATAATCGACCCTAAGAATAGTTCAGACCTTCAGATGTTGAAGGATACCGCGCGTTACATCAACACGGTCACAGGAAGAGGTCCGCTGGGCACCAATGCTGGTTGGATGAGAGGCGCTGCCACTCTGATGAATGCGCTCATGTTCTCCCCGAGGCTGTTCACCTCTAGGTTTGCTGCCCCTGTTCAGGCTATGAAGATGGTGGTGGCTCCTGGGGATAGGGCCAATATACAACCCGGGATTAGGGCTTTATTCAAAAGGGCGGTTGAGGGCGATGAAGAGGCCCTAGCCGCGTACAAGACGATGAGTTGGACTGTGGCCAGACAGATGATTACATGGTTTGGGACGGGCGTAGGCATACTGACTGCGGCAAAGATGGCCCAGGAGGGGGGCCTGCCGGTCAGTGTTGGCGCCAACTGGCGCTCGTCTGACTTCGGCAAGGTGCAGGTCGGGTCGGTTAGGTACGACATCTGGTCTGGGTATTCTCAGATAGCCCGTGCGATAGGTCAGTTGAAAGAAAAGGAATCTAAGTCTGCGTCAACTGGAACTGTGTATGAGCAGTCAGTTGGGGAAACCCTAAAGCGTTTTGTTCGAACCAAGTTCAACCCGGCGGTAAGTATCTTCCAAGAGTACAACCTCATCCCCGGCACACGAGTGGGCGAGGGTGGGTTTATGCACGGCCAAGGCTTCCTCGGAGAGGATAGGGACCTGCTGGAGGACATGAAGACCTCTCCCATTCGTTTAGAGCGCGGTGTGCCGCTGCTGGATGAGGAGAGCTTCTGGACCAATGTTATGGGACCGCTGTTCCTGCGAGACCTATCCGATGCGATAGACGATGAGATTTCGCCCCTGGTGCCGCGTGAGGCGGTCACGCAGGTGAACATCGGCAAAGAGCCGCCTTCGCTGGTATGGGGTGTGGTGCGCGGTGTGCTGCGGGGCGCTCCCAGCGCTGTCGGCATTGGCGTCACCGCCTTCCGCACAAGGGATGACATGGCTCGTGAGGTGAGCAAGGATGAGCCGCGAGGCCCTCGTGAGTACAACTTGCTTCCAGAGCATCAAAAGCAGATGGTGGACGACCTCATCAAATTGAAGGATTTAGAGAGAGGGCGCAAGCGCACCCGGGGCATGATGGCCGAGCTTGAGGGCAATAGACAGCAGGAACAGAATGCCTACCGTAGGCTTGCCCAAAAGGTCTCGACTACGAGGGTGAGCGTGTCTGACGTGCGAGAGGACTTCTATAACATCCAGCAGGAGGTGGACGCTAGGCGTCAGGATATATTCGAGAAGCACATTGGCGGTGTCACGGAGAGGGGGAAAGAGTTGCGTCGTGAGGGGATGGGACCGCTGGAGAGGCGCATTCAGGCTTTCTACGATATGTTGGACCAAGCCCAGATAAAGAAGGGCACTGAACTGTTGCCTGCTAAGCTCTTGCCCAAGGAATACATTCAGGTACTGGATGCGTGGGAGAGCGAGATGGTCGCCTCGGACGAGCCGGACGACCGCGCGGCGGTGCTGTGGAAGCGCATGAACATGTACCGAGAGGACATACCCGAGGAGATTCTAAAGTACCTTTCGGTTGGCGTGCGTCAGCGCTACGAGGCGGCACGCAAGATGCGTGAGTGGTATGATGCAGGCGAGTTGCGGGAAGAACTATACCAACAGCGTTAAGTTTTATGTATACTCAAGGAAATTGGAGATAGCACATGGTTACCGAACAGGTTGAGGCGCCCGAACCACAAGACACAGCGGCTTATGACTTAACGCCGGAGGGGCAGGACGTGCCTGACACGGGGCCGGAGGGGCCGTCTGCGGTTGAGACATCGTCTGCGCCGGAGCCGACACAACAACAAGCTCCACAGGACATTCCTGCGCAACAGCCTCCTGCTGGGGAAACCCCGCCAGAAGAGACTTCACCGCAGTCGTTTACCGAGCTTCGGGACCAAGTCAGAGGCCAACAGGAACAGTTGCAGTATTACGCTCAGCTGGAGCAGCGCGCGCAGATGCAGCAGATGGCCGACCAGTATGCTCAGCAGCTGCAACAACAGGGCTATCTCCCTGAGCAGGCTCAGCAGGCTGCGCAGTCTCGAATGGCGCAGGCAGCGCAGTACCAGCAAATCGGCGAACAGGCCGACCAGTATCGTCTTTTTCGAGAGGGACAGCGCAATGCGGCAGTGCATTTCGTCAAGCAATTTGGTCTCGGTGTGGACGAAGTGTCTATGCTGGAGAAGTACAACACACCGGCCGAGATGGAGTTTGAAGCCAAACGGTTGTCCGAGACCCGGGAGCTACGAGCCGAGAACGCGAGGCTCAAACAGCAGGAGGTCCCTGCGCAATCGTTCGACAATAACCAACCTTCCCCGTCGGCTACGGGGTCCGAGAACGACCTATTGGATAAGTACATAGGGGGCGACCGGTCACCGAACGTGGTGGCGGCAGCTGCAAGATTGTTGGGCTAACACCCTAGAAAGGAAGACCAATGGCACAAACAGCAACTACGGGAAATCTGGAAAATGCGCAGCGCATTATCATAGCGGCGGCGAAATACACCGAGGAACACAACGCTCCGGCAATGGCTCTCATTGAGTCGTTCAACCTCCCGCGTGGGGCGAAACAAGTGACCGTGCCCAAAGTAGGGCAGATGACCATGAGCGACCTCACGGACGGTCAGGACATCATAGACGAAGAGGATATTGGCATGACCACGGTGGACCTTACGGCCTCCGAGGTTGGCGCCAAGATTATCCTCACGGACAAGTTGGTGCGACAGTCGGCCCCCAACGTGATGACCATTGTGGGACGGCAGCTTGGGGACGGGATGGCACGAAAGAAGGACACGGACGTTCATGCCCTTTACTCAGGGCTTAATGGCGGCACAACCCTTGGGGCAAATGACACATCAATGACCCTTGCCTTTACGGCAGCGGCCATTGCCTACGCCAAGGCCAACAAGTTCGGGACCCAGATTTACATACTTCAGCATCCTAACGCAGTCTTTGATATTGCCAACACAGCGGTGACTTCATCGCAGTATGCAATCCCGAAGGGCTGGTCCGAGGACCTTCTGGGCAACTTCTGGAGTGGCATACGACCACTGAACAATGTCCCAATCTTTGAGGACGGGAACCTTTCCACGTCCGCAGGCGACGATGCTGTCGGCGTTATTGCCGATAAGAGCGCACTGGCCGTGCTCAAGAGCGTTGACACCCGCACTGAGAGACAGAGGGATGCGTCCATGAGGGCAACCGAGGTCGTCCTCACGGCTGACTACGGGGTCTTCGAGCTTGACGACTCCCGTGGCGCCCCGCTCACATTTGATGCCGCTGCTCCTGCAACGAGTTAGTAATGGTTACATTTAAGGACAGGCGGCAGATGCGCCAGGAGCTTGTCTCGCAGGGTTTTGCCTGGGAGTACATTGACGAGTGGCAACCTAAGACAACGTTGTTTCGGCACGCGCCGGGACTGGATATGCAGGGCAACGAAGCGGCCCCCGTGGGCGCTCAAATCAAGGGCGTCCCGGGGAATCCCGATTATGTGCTACGAAAGGCGCGGCTCGGGATGTTTCCGTACCCTCCGAGCGAGGGGTGCCAGTGTCGCTGGTGTAGCCAGAGGGCAGAGGCGAACAGGCCCGTTGAGGTTATAGAGCGAGTGGTGGACGAATATGCGTGTCCCGAAGAGGGATGCGAGTTCATTGCGAATGGAGAAGCGCATCGAGCCAAGCTCTCGTCCCTGCGTCTCCACAATCGGTACAAACATTAGTATCTAAGTAGCTGTAACGATTGACCGAGGCTATTTAAGATTATCATATCGGTTGGTCGCAGGACGTAGAGCCTGCTCAAAAATAACCTTCAAGGAGGTTCGACATGGCATTCCCACTAACGGTGAATTTAGCGTATGGAATGGAGAAACGAGAGACTTCCGACCAGAGGCATAAGCTAGGCACCAGGGCAACCACTCCTGATGGCAGGGTGTTCTACTATGCTGAAGCCAGCAGTGCTGCTATTGCCCGTGGCGGCAACATAGTAAATGGAATAGCCGCTGTGGCAGCGCACGACATGGATGTAGCGGCTACGGCAGCACAGTCAGCAGGCGATACCACTATCAGCATAGAGGTGCCGACTACTGACCTAACCAAAGACCAGTACAAGGATGGTTACCTCTATTTCAATGATGGCCCTGCCGAGGGTGAGATATACAGGATTAAGTCTCATCCTGCTCACGATGCTTCAGATGACAACACAGTCATCATCACTATTGACGAGCCAGATGGAATCGTAACGGCTCTTACAACTTCGTCGCTCTGTGGCCTGATGTATAGCCCTTACAAGGACATATACATTGTTGATGGTAACGGCACTCCAACCACAGGCGTTGTTGGCGTAACCACTGCGCCCGTAACGGCAGATTACTTCTGCTGGGTGCAGACCTCTGGGCCTGCCGCCGTCCTCATGGGCGCGCAGGTAGGCATAGTAGGTGACGGCATCGCTAGGTCGCAGCAAGATGAAGACGGAACAGTGGAACGTAGCGACTACTCAGATGAGTCAGACCTTGTGAATCTCGGTGTCTCTATGGGCATACCTGCGGTAGCCACCGACTATCAGTGGGTGATGCTGAATATCAGGTCCTAATGACAGCCAGCCTACAGGAAGCAGAACTCTGGACCCCGCCTGGGGTGACCCATACCCGGGTTGCCCCGGTGGGGCGCAATGCCGAGACCGGCGGACTAATCTATGAGTACCGTTTCCGAGTCTACGATGAGGTGACGGACCGCAAGCACGAGTTTCGTTTGCTTGTGGACAACCAGACCTCCAAGGCGCACATCGAGGAGATGGTGGGCAACGCTATGGACAGCTGGCTCGTAGATGTTCGTAGGAAGCATTCTAAGCCCCCTCCTACGCCCAAGCAGCGCAAGGAGATAGGGAAGATACTGGACGAGATACGTTTATACGCGAGACAGCGTAAAGAGAGTAGCAACAATAAGCGCTACTACTCAGGAATAAAACGCTGAAAGGACACCAAATGACAAACGAACGAACCGAAGTGCAGATAACAGAAGCAGACCTGTCCGCAATGTTGCAGCAGAAGGTCAACGCCGTCACCAACCTGGAGGTTCAGGCGACGGTGTTGCAGCGTGTCATTCAAGAGAAGGACGCGCTCATAGACCAGCTTTCAGAGCGTCTTGCGGAGAAGGAACCCTCTTCATCGTCAAAGGAGTCTACCAATGCCAAAGGTAGGAAAGAAGAAGTTCCCGTACTCTAAGAGCGGCAAGAAAGCCGCTAGTGTCTATGCGAAGCGCACAGGGAGAAAGGTCAAGACTTCTAGAAAAAAGCGCTATTAGGATAAGGTGTAGGCATGGCTGTTATTCAGGGGCGAACCCGCAAGGAGATTCGCCAATCCGTAGGATATAACCTTGGCTCTGTCTATGTCAGCACGGCCACAGGTGGCAGCACCTCAACCGTAGTAGATACTAGCCTCACAACTGTTATTGGGGGCGACAACGACCACATAGGCAAGTGGATTGTGTTCACCTCGGGTGGGTTGGACGGCACTATTGCCCGGGTCACTGACTATGTGGCCTCTACGACAACGCTGACGTTCCAGCCCACGGCGGGGTCCTCCGCGTCGGGGCTGGCGTACGAGTTGTGGGACGGCGACTTCGCCCCCGCACGGGTTCACGACTTCATCAATCAGGCCGTCATAGAGGCCACAGGCAGTGCCTATGACATGGTTGAGGATGTGAGCCTGCACACGGACGGCCACACCCTTCGCTTCGACATCCCCTCGGGCATAAGCATGATTCAGGATGTCTTCTACCGTTCTAGCGTCGAGTTCACCCGTCTCCATGCCTGTAATACCGCGTTCGATGAGACCGTCGATTCAGACATCACTGTGTCGATAGATTCCGAGGACAAGCGGCAGGGCAATGGCAGCAACAAGTTTGTCATAGCTGCTGGAGCCAGCGCTGGGGATATTGCGACTGATTCCATCACCAGCAAAGACATATCGAAATATGATTACCTAGAGGGATGGGTGAAGATTGCTCTCGCAGCTGGCACGTCTGCGGGAAATCTCAAGATATTGCTGGATGACACGGCCAGCTGCGCCAGTCCTCTTGAGACGTTGTCTGTGCCAGCCCTGACGAACGACACATGGACCTTCTTCCGTGTGGCCTTAGCCAATCCTGAGTTGGACACGGCCATTATATCTGTGGGCCTGGAGTACGACTCGGACCTTGGGGCCTGCACCGTCTGGTTGGATGACATATCCGTGGTGCGGAATGACTCGGCCTACTGGGCCAAGGCGCCCCGCAACCTATGGCGCATAGACAAGCAGGCACAGGACCTAGTCTTTGACGAGTACCTCGATGGCTTTGCGCCCTACACCCTCATCAAGCTCGTGGGCGGCGACAAGCCTGCGCTGCTGTCCTCCGACTCCACAACCAACGAGATAGACGACGGGTTCATTATCGAGCGCGCCACGGCTCTGGCGTTCTCGGCCAGTTCTGGGGGGCCTCTGACTGACCCTGACGCGAGGCGGCAACAGGCTGCGCTCTGGTTCGGGCTGGCTCAGGCGTCCAAGCGTAATTTCCCGATGTTGGTTAATGTACGGACGGTGAACTGATGACCAACAAGGTATCTTCACCGAACGAGGTCTTTCTCAAAGACACATACTATCCCTTGGCGCGACCGGTCCAGAGCGTGCTGGCGTCACTGTACCCCGCGAAGGTGGTCATTGGAGACACCACACGGGACTCGCAGATACGTTCGTCGGTGATTGCGTGGTCGGACTGGCGCGGCGGTATCGGAGTCAACCGCATGGAGGGCGCCGGAGAGACCGATAGGGCGTGGTGGTCGGAGTGTCAACTTAGGTATCGCAACCATCTCGTTATGCCCGGGAAGCCAGAGGTTACGGCTACCGTATCCCACAGCCTGTCCAATGCGACAATAGGGGCTATTGGCGAGTTGGCTGACGAGGTCTACGTGGCCTGGAACGGGTCAACTTCTGAGAACCCCAAGCTGTTCAAGTACAACAACACTGGCGATTCATGGGGCAGCGCGCTGTCGCAGAGCATGACCGACCAAGTGACGGATGTTGTTAATTTCACTGCCCGTACCGGGACATCCTACCTCGTCTTCGCCCACTACGATGCCAATGATTCGGGTTACACATACTCTTCCGACGGCAGCACTTGGACTACTGACACCCAGGACACCCAATATCTCACTGTTTGGGACGAGAGACTCTGGGGCATGTCATACGCCGGTCAGCTTTGGTATTCTTCCGTCATAGGCACAGAGGTCACCGACGCCAAGCTACCACTGCCTGACGGCTATATTACAGGGCTGTTCGTGGCTCGTGACGCCTCGGGAGAACCCATAATATACGCTTCCACCAAGAAGGGTCTTTGGGCGCACGACGCCATGAACTCGCGGTTTGTCGAGACCCAGCTGGGACTGCCCTTCCATCCCGATGCGGGAAAGGGCTCTACCAGATGGCGCGACTCGGTGTACATTCCCTCCGGCCTGGGCATCTACAAGTACATCAACGGGTCTTCCCAGGCGGTCGTGACCATTACGGGACCTGACAAGGATGACGGACTGCCCTCTGACAAACGCGGGTCCATCAAGCATATGAGTTCCACTCATAACGAACTGCTTGTGGCAGTAGATGCTACCACGGCCCCTAACATTACAAGCGGAGACTCGATACCTTACCAGTGGGCATCCCACCAGGGGTCCGACGTTATAGATGCCGACACGGGGTACAGCACCATCCTCGGGTACAACGAACTGGGATGGGAGGCCAAGTGGCTGTCCTCCACAGCGGGTCGGGGCATCGACGCTATTGCCGTCAATAATGCTTACGATGACTACCGTATGTGGTGGGGGTTCAACGACAGGGTCTACTTTATGACAATGCCGTCTAACATCATTAACCCCTCGGAGATTGCCAACTTCGCCTACGCTGCGGGGAGCGCAACGCATGAGACACCGTGGTTCAACGCCGGTCAGAGCGAGGTTGATAAGCTGGCCCTGAAGGCTAAGGTGGAGGTGGACGATACGACCTCCGATGCCCTTGATGACGCTAACGACTATGTGCGTTCCGTGGCTGTTCAGTATGCTACTAACTACAGCGAATCTTACACATCGTTGGGGACCATCACGACCGACGGAACAACCACCTACACGTTTGGCTCAAACCTTGGCACGCCCTTTCGTGCGATTAAGTTCAAGCTGACGTTCACTCGCACAGCTGGCGTAAATGCGACTGACGAGAACCAACTCAAGCTGACCTCTCCAGACGTTGTCTCCACCACGCTTGAGTTCCGCAAGAAGCTAGAGGCCAAGTGGGGGCATCAAGTCCAACTGGACCTCAACAAGACCTATAAGGGGAACACTCCCCAGCAGCTACGGGCCAATCTCGTTTCGGCCATTGAAAGCACCACCCTGGTGGAGTTCACGTTCAGGGACGACGACGGGGGCACGCGCAACTACTATGTGGACGTTGCCAGCGCCACGGGGCTTGAGAACACTGGGTATAATGAGGGCGGTTTCAGCACTATATCCGTTGTGGAGCCGTAATGAAACTAACCGCTAATAGGACAAGGGTTTCTTCTGCTGGCACGGCCGTGCAGCTGAGTGATGTCACCGATAGGGTCAGCTGGATAAAGGTCAGCGCACGCACGGGCAACGGCAATGTTGTTTACTTCGGCACTTCGACCGTCTCCAGCACTGTGGGCTACGAGCTTAGCGCCAACGACAGCCTAGAACTGAACTTCGGGGAGCAGGGCGGAACGGTGCCTCTCAGCACGTTTTGGGCGGACGCCGGTGGCTCTAACCAGGACCTCGACTGGGTGGCTATAACGGGGGATTAGGTTGACGACTGAACAGACCGCAGTATTGCCTCCCGATTGGGAGGGCAGCTTGCCAGAGTACGTGGCCTTTGTGGAGCTCACGCGTCAGGGCAAGGTCCCGGGCATCGACTTCAGCTATCAGTCACCACTGCTGGGAGGGCGCCTTACCAAGGGCGGCGTGGTCTTGGACTTTGAGTTCACGAATCCGCCAGACCTTGCCATCAACATTCAGGGCGTCTACTATCATTATGAGTTTGGCGTTGAACAGAAGGCAATAGACATCATGGCTAGGGCGATGATGGCTGGGCAGGGGATTACGTTGATATTCGTCGATGAGGACGACCTTCTGCGCGACCCGCCGTACTATATTAGGGAAGCATTGAATTACCGTGACCACTCACGTATGAGCCGGGGGTAAGGTATGACCGTATACACGTCAGGATACGTTTTCCAAGATGACGGTGATGCCCTCAACGGGGCTACCGTCCAGCTATTGCAGGTTTCTGACGGCGCCGAAGAGGCATCAACCACAACGAACTCCAGCGGTTTCTGGTCGTTCAATGAGACCGATGAGGACCGTTACGATGTGAAGATAACCTCGGGCACTTCCATCCGGTTCCGTAAGTGGGCGGACGAGATAAGCCTGAAGATGGTAGATGCCAGGAACAACGAGGGCGCCGGTATTCCTGCGGCAGTCTTCACCAACCTGACCAACTCTACATCTAATCAGGTAGCCATCTTCCGAGGAGCCAACACCACCAGGGCTGACAACGACGAGATATACCTTTCGTTTGAACTGGCAGATAGTGGTGGGGCTCTGGACGAGTTTGCGCGGATAACGGCAGTGGCAACTGATGTCACAGCTGGGTCAGAAGATGGCGCGCTTGTCTTCTCTGTTGCAGACACAGACAGCAGTGGAGACTTGCAGGAAGCCTTCAGGATATCCTCCAGCACAGGGGGGACTGTATCTCAGACATTCACAACTGATTCCGTCACGTTTGGGACTGGCGGGGATGAAGACGTAGTAATCAACTTCAATGCCAACACTGCCGATGGGGTCCTGACCTGGATGGAAGACGAGGACTACTTCAAGTTCTCTGATGACATCCTGATGAACAGCACTGAGCGCATCAATTTCTACGACACTGGTATTTACATCTACTCGTCAGCCGATGGTCAACTGGACCTAGTCGCTGACACCGAGATACAGATAGCGGCCACCACCATAGATATTGATGGCGCAGTGGCGTTCAATGGCGCGCTCACGGGCATCACCAACATCACGCTGTCAGGCACTCTTTCGGATGGGAACTACACATTCGACACAAGCGGCAATGTTAGTGGGCTAGGAACCATAGGCTCTG